CCCTCACCAGACGTCCTCGACGCCGACATTCCTCGCCGCGCCCTGCCAGCCAGCGACCCCTCCTGAGAGGTCCCAGCGCCGGTTGGGGTAGCTACGGTCGACGTCGAGCACCTGGGAGATGTCAGCCTGGCGCTCCTGGTAGTCGGGATAGCCGTACCGGGGCGGGAAGGGGTGTCCCAGGGTGGGGATGGGGGGCCTCACGGTGGCGACGATCTCGTCGCCGGGGATCATGGCCGTCCGGAGAGCGGCGGTGACCAGTAGCTCCTGGGAGGAGTAGTTGGGGCCGAGTTCACGGTAGATGTCGCCGCTGTTCTGCAGGCGCACCGGGCGAGGGCCGTCGATCACGCTCTGATCCTAGCTCTCTAGGTCCCCACATCCTCAACAAAAATACAACTCAAGTTAGGAGCAAAACGGCAAGCACTACCAGTGCTTGATTGCGCCTGAATGGACATGCCGATGCTCTGCGTGGAAGGCACCGAGAACAAACCCAGACCAGTGTCAGTCAAGTACTGACTACTGGCAGCCGTGGTGAGTGGCGAGTAATAGATCGAGGAGCGGTAGGCACCAGCGCCTGCGTTCTGACGGGTATCAACTACGGTGAGAGTGCTGTTGGCGGTAATCGTTGTAAACTCCACCTTAGAAGTGAAGCGATACAACCTGCCAACCTTGGCAGTGAAAGTCAACGAGAACACAACCCCGTAGGTTGTCATATCAAGCTGCACTGAGGGCCCCACCTGTGAGGCGATAACACCGAGAGGCATACCATGCCAGGCTCCGTCATGATAAGCCCAGGGCGTGTCGGTGTCTGTGAGCCAACACTGCATCCCAGAGGAAGGCGAGGGAATCGCCGCATCACGGGCAGCAGCATTGGCAAAGATCCAGTATCCGCCACCAGCGACAGCATTCCAGTTAGTGCCATCCGAGATGTACTCGGTCTTGGAGGTGGTGTTGTAGTAGGTCGAACCAGCAGGACCGACTGCGGGGGCGCTGGCGTAGGGGGCGATGTTGGTGGTGCCGTAGCTGAGAGGCATCAGCCCATCACCACGACGCGGTAGCCAGCCCCCAGGTTGGGGTTGTAGAGGACTGTGACTGTGTTCACCGTGGCTGCCTGCCAATCCACGACGACTGCTTGATAAGGCGAGTTTCCATTGATCACCTGTACGATCACATCCCTGGTGTTGAGGTTGTGTGTCACCGTCTCTGGCGAGGCCGTGCCAGTCAGAACGGCGGCGTACTTGGCCGAACCTGGACCTGTTGGTCCGGCAGGCCCAGTAGCTCCAGTCGGCCCCGTAGGTCCAGGCACCGTTGAGGCCGCACCTGTAGGCCCGGTCGGGCCAGTTGGTCCAGTCAACCCGATAGCTCCGGTAGCTCCGGTCGGACCAACTACGCCTTGAGGACCGGTAGCACCGGTAGCACCGGTAGGACCGGCAACACCCTGTGCTCCAGCAACACCCTGTGCTCCAGCAACACCCTGTGGTCCTGTCGCTCCTTGAGCACCTGCAGCCCCTTGTGCTCCTGTAGCGCCCTGAGGACCGGTTGCGCCCTGAGGACCGGCACCACCTACTGCACCCTGGGGACCCGTGGCGCCCTGAGGGCCAGCGACTCCTTGAGCACCTGTTGGTCCTATCGCACCCTGAGCACCCTGTGCTCCAGTGGCTCCGGTCGCTCCGGTCGGTCCAATAGCACCCTGAGGACCAGCGACACCCTGGGCACCCGTCGCCCCTGTTGGACCGATAGATCCAACTGCTCCTTGGGCGCCCTGTGCCCCAGTTGCCCCAGTGACACCCTGGGGTCCCGCAACACCTTGTGCTCCAGTGGCGCCCTGTGGACCGATAGCTCCCTGAGCGCCCTGAGATCCCTGGGGACCAGTGGCTCCTGTGATCCCTATCGGACCTTGGGCGCCCTGTGCTCCGGTCGCTCCAGTGGGACCTGCAGCACCTTGGGCGCCCTGTGCTCCGGCGGCGCCCTGCGCCCCGGTAGGACCGATTGCTCCCTGCGCTCCTGCAGCACCTTGGGCACCTGTAGCACCTTGTGGACCAACAGCACCTTGGGCACCTGCTGCGCCGGTAGGACCTGCGACGCCTTGTGGTCCTTGGGCACCTGTCGCACCGGTAGGGCCGATAGAACCCACGGCACCCTGTGCTCCAGTCGGGCCTGTTGGTCCTTGAGGACCAACCGAACCGGTTGGTCCTGTGGGTCCTGGAACTGTCGAGGCTGCACCAGTCGCTCCAGTAGGCCCTGCGGGGCCGACTGGTCCTGTCGCTCCTGTGGCTCCCGTGGGCCCAGTCGGCCCTGTAACTCCAGCAGGACCGGTAGGACCGGCAGTACCACTACCTCCAGTGATCACCACGTTGACGTCGTGAGGGGGATTGCTGTTGAAGGTGACACTGACGTGGTTGGCGTCGACAACAGTCACTTCAGCCTGGAGGAACAGACCGTTCACTGCATCCCATAGCTGCACCAGAGGATTGGCGAAGTTCAGGTTGTGCGTGACCGTATAGGGCGATCCTGCGTGCGTCGGGGCAACCAGCCTCTGGACATAGCTCGCTCCTGGAGGGCCTGGGGGACCTGTAGGACCGGGGGGACCACCGGAGGGCCCGGTAGGGCCTGGAGCACCGGTCGGACCTGGAGAACCTGTTGGACCTGTGGGGCCCGGCACTGTAGAGGCCGGCCCTGTAGGTCCAGTCGGACCGGCGAGTCCCTGCTGGCCTTGAAGTCCAGTCGCTCCTGTGGCTCCAGTTGCACCCGACGCTCCAGTGGGACAAGCAGGTCCAGTAGGGCCGGTCGGGCCTCCCGATGGGCCCGTGGCCCCAGTCGGACCTACAGGACCGACGGGTCCCGTCGGACCGGCTGAACCGGCTGGACCAGCTACACCCTGAGTACCAGGGGGGCCTTGAGGACCGGTGGGCCCAGTCGGTCCGGCCAGACCGCCACCCGCTGACTGAGGTAGGTAGGTGGGGTAGGCGGGATCACCGCCCTGGAACATGCACCACACCGTGCTGCCGACAGCCGGCACACTGGCTGCCTGGGAGACCGGGGGCGCCCAGATCTTGATCGGCATGGGGCCAAAGACCTGGGGGATGAACATCTGGATCCGGCTTTGGTGCAGCGGGTCGTTGTTGGCGTAGACCTTGGCCGTGTAGACGCCGGGATGAAGTATCTGGGACGGGGCGGGGCTAACTGATATTGACATTGGACTGGTAGGCGGCGCGCCAGCGATTGTTCACGAGCTTGGTGGGTGGGGCGTTCTTGACCGCGTAAGAGAGGGGGTTCCTGGGCGAGAAGGCCACTGCCGGGGTCTGTACGGGGCGCATGCCACTGTCACCCTTGGAATCACGGCCCAGGCAGACGTCCATGTAGTAGCCAGCCGATGTGATCTGGTGGACGACCTCCTGGACCCACCACACCCCGTCGTTGTTGGAATCGATCCCGTTGAGCACGATGGGCGTGCCCTGCTTGACCACGGTCATGCCGGTGAGGGTGGCCGTGGCCTTGTAGTTGAAGCGGTTGTACTCGGCCATGCCGGCCAGCACACTCCGGGCGTGGGCCTGATCGTTGACCACCACGTCTGAGACCTGCTGGCCGAAGAAGGGGTAGACGACGTCCTGGCCCAGAATGGTCTCGGTGCCGGTGTTGATGGCCCCGACTATCTGTCCCGAGAGGGGATTGACACCAGCGATGGTACGCACAGCCTTGCTGGCACCTGGGGTGGTGAAGGATTCGCCGGTCACCGCCTGGAAGGACGTGATGCCCTGCTGCACCACTCTGGCAGCGGTGTTGCGGGTCTTGAACAACGGCATGGACGGTCCGTAGGCCCTCAGGGCGGCGTCGACCGAGACGAAGCGCAGCAGGGTCTGGTTCACGGCCAGGCTGTAGCCGTTCTTGTTGGCAAGCTGAATGAGGAACGACCACGCCGAAGAGCCAGGGTTGGACAACTGGGGCCAGACGTAGTCATCGTTCTCGGTCAGCGATGACAGGTAGTACCCAGAAGCGATCTGTTGCGCCAGGCTCGACGCCTGGGTCTGAGCCCAAGCCCCGGTGAAGGGATCCTTGAGGGCGTAGCTCGCACCCAGGCAAACCACGTCCTCATAGACAGATTGCTTCGGTATTGAAATGTGGTAGTTCCTCTCGACGTGATCGATGTAGCCGTAGAACCAGTCGATGTCGAGCGGATTCCAGCCGTACTGCATACTCACCGGAGTACCTGGCTGAAGCTCCGGCGCGTCGGTGGCCTGCGCCAGCAACGTGATGACAACGGTGTCGTGCATGCCCTCCGTCATCATCACCTTGACAGCGGTGACCGTCTTC